AATTAGCATCGAACAACTCTTGCCTTACGCAAAGAATTCTAGGACGCACTCGGACGAGCAAACTGCTCAGATTGCCGCATCAATCAAGGAGTTTGGCTTTACAAACCCTGTTTTGATTGATAACGAAAACCAGATCATTGCAGGTCATGGGCGAATCCTTGCGGCTCGTAAGCTGAAAATGAAAGAGGTTCCATGTATTCGTCTGGGCTACCTGACAGAAACACAAAAGAAGGCTTATGTGATTGCTGATAACAAATTGGCATTAAATTCTGGGTGGGATGAGGAATTGCTTGCGCTGGAGATTTCAGACCTGAAGGACGAGGATTTTGATATTTCCCTGCTTGGGTTTACAGAGGATGAGCTTGGCGACTTGGCTGAAAAGATTGCCGAAGATGTTGAAGGGCTAACCGATGAAGATGAAACGCCCCCGGTTCCAGAAGAGGCCATAACAAAACCCGGAGACATTTGGATACTTGGAAACCATCGACTTATGTGTGGCGACTCTTGCAGCACAAATGATATGGAGAAACTTTGCAAAGACCAGCTTGTTGATATGTGGCTGACAGATCCGCCATATAACGTGGCTTATGAAGGCAAAACTAAAGATGCTCTGACAATCCAAAATGACAGCATGGCTGATGACCAATTCCGCCAGTTTCTCAGAGATGCTTATGTGACTGCTGATCTGGCCATGAAGCCCGGTGCTGTCTTTTATATATGGCACGCCGATTCAGAGGGTTACAACTTCCGAGGCGCAGCGCAAGACGCTGGTTGGAAAGTCCGCCAATGCTTAATTTGGAAAAAGTCCGTGATGGTTATGGGTCGCCAAGATTATCACTGGAAGCATGAGCCTTGCCTGTATGGATGGAAAGAAGGAGCCGGACACCTTTGGGCAACAGATAGAAAGCAAACAACTATTCTTGAATTTGATAAACCATCTCGAAATAAAGAACATCCAACAATGAAGCCAGTTTCTTTGTTTGAATACCAAATGTTAAACAATACAAAAGGCGGCGATATTGTTCTGGATTCTTTCGGTGGATCAGGGACAACCCTAATTGCGGCAGAAAAAAATGGTCGGTATGCTCGGTTGATGGAGCTTGACCCAAAGTATTGCGATGTGATCGTGAAACGATGGGAAGACTTCACAGGCAAGAAAGCTAAACTGGAGGAAACCGATGGTTCAAATTTGTAAGAGATGGTGTGTTGTTTACGCGCACGATGGCAGCCCTATGGACGGATGTTTATATGTCCACAGAAGTAAGGCTGAGAAGCGTTTAAAAGGCTCTGACAAGGCCGATAAATTTAGGGTTGAGCGTGTGGCGATTATGAGCGCTGAAATGGCAGAGACACTTCTTTCACCACATATAAAACATGGCAACGACAGTACCACTTGATACTATCTGCAAGCTGCTTGACCTGACCCCTCAGCGGGTTAACCAGCTTGCCAAAGAGGGTGTTATTCCAAAAGTTGAGAGGGGAAGATATGAGCTTGTGCCCGTTGTGCGAGCTTATATCCAATATTTAAGGATGGGAAACCTTAAGAGAGATTTGCCTGAAGACGACTACACCACTCACAGGATGCGCCTAACAAGAGCGAAAGCCGATATCATGGAGATGGAAAGGTCGCAAATGGAAGAAAAGTTGATTCCAACCAACGATATTGAAACTTCTTGGTTGGAGGCAACAGCCAACATGAGGGCGAAAATGCTCTCATTACCAACAAAGGCGGCAGCCGAGGTTTTTTCTGCTGAAAGCATCTCAGAGGTCAAAAACATACTAAAAGAGCAAATCTACGAAGCACTTGCAGAATTATCAAATGTCGAAATCCATGTCTATAACCCTATCAGGGCATCCAAGTCTGAAGACTCTTCTGAAGAAGACCTTTCAGAGTCTGAAGCCCCCACCTGATTTAAGGATCAGTGAATGGTCAGATGAGTTTCGGAGGTTATCTCCAGAATCTTCTGCCGAGCCGGGGTCTTGGGATACCTCACGCGCTGAATACCAGCGTGGGATGATGGACGCATTTAACGATCCGACTGTCCGCGAGGTTGTTATTATGAGTTCGGCTCAGATTGGCAAAACCGAGATTGTTAACAACTTGGTTGGATACCATGTATCGCAAGACCCATCCCCTATTCTTGTTGTCCAACCAACCCTTGATATGGCCCAAACTTGGAGTAAAGACCGACTTGCTCCAATGTTGAGAGACACTCCAAGCCTTTCAAGCCTTGTTAGAGACCCAAGGAGCCGTGATTCTGGCAATACGACATTGCACAAAGTTTTCCCCGGTGGTCATATAACTGCTTGCGGAGCAAATTCACCATCTAGTCTGGCCTCTCGTCCTATCCGGGTTGTCTTATGTGACGAGGTGGATAGATACCCAGTATCAGCAGGATCAGAGGGCGACCCTGTAAGTTTGGCAAAAAAACGGGCCGCTACCTTCTGGAATAGAAAAATTCTTCTGGTTTCTACGCCGACAAACAAAGGATCGTCAAGGATTGAAATGTCTTATTTGGAATCAGACCAGAGGAAATTCTTTGTTCCTTGCCAACACTGTGGTCACGAGCAAGTAATGCAGTGGTCAAATGTTAAGTGGGAGGCCGAAAAGCCAGAAACGGCAAAATATATCTGTGATGACTGTGGCGCTGAGTGGTCTGAGGCGGAAAGACTCCGGTCAATCAAGCATGGCAAGTGGGTTGCTACAGCTGAATTCAAGGGTGTCGCTGGCTTTCATCTTTCTGCAATGTACTCTCCTTGGACTCCATTGGCAGATGGCGTGAGGGACTTCATAGAGGCCAAAAAACAACCAGCAACCTTGCGGGTTTGGATAAATACCTATCTTGGCGAGACTTGGGAAGAAGAGGGCGAGCAGGTTGATGGATACGATTTAGAGCGTAGAAGCGAGGATTGGGGCGATATTGTCCCTGCTGACGGTCTTATCCTGACTGCTGGCGTTGACGTGCAAGATGACCGCTTAGAGGCCGAGATTGTGGCTTGGGGCAAAGAGGAAGAATCTTGGTCTATTGCCTACAAGACTATTCATGGAGACCCTTCTGGCCCGATTGTGTGGCGTGAACTTGATGAATTTCTGTATGGAGTGTACGAGCATGAATTTGGCGAAGAAATGGTCGTCAGGGCTACTTGCATTGACTCTGGTGGTCATCACACCCAAGCTGTCTACAAATATGTCTCGACTCGGGAGGCAAAGCGTGTTTTTGCCATTAAAGGTGTAGGTGGAGAGGGTAAGCCTATGGTTGGCAAGCCATCCAAGAACAATATCGGCAAAATCAAGTTGTTTCCTGTTGGCGTGGACACAATCAAATACGAGTTGTTTTCTAGGTTTAGAATCACCGAACCCGGCCCCGGTTATTGCCATTTCCCTGAAGGCCGAGACCCTGAGTATTACAAGCAACTGACTGCTGAAAAGATCGCAACAAAGTATCACAAAGGGTTTGCTCGCCGTGAGTTTGTTAAGATTCGGACTCGAAACGAGGCGCTTGACGTTCGCGTCTATGCAAAGGCTGCTTTGGCTCTGTTAAACGTCAATTTGAACGGTTTGGCTATGAAAATGTCTCACCGAAAGGAAGCTCAGGTAGAGGTCAAACAGCAAAAACAGCCTGTTAGACCAAAAAATCATAGTAGCTTTGTCAACAGATGGCGTTAAAATCTGTAAAATTCATGAAACTATGGGGTGGCTATGGCTAACCTTTTCGATGTTACGCAAGCTCCAACAAATGAACCTGATGTTGTCAGTCCCGGCGACTTCATTCAGTGGAAGCGCACTGATATTGGCTCAGATTACCCGAACACTGCTTATACGGCTACTTATGTGGCTCGTATTACTGGCGGTGGCAACACTGAGATTCAAGTAGCTGGCACAGCAAGTGGCTCTGACTACTTGTTTTCTGTTTCAAGCACAACTTCAGCGGACTTTGTTGTTGGCCTTTATCACTGGCAACTTGAAATCAAACGCAACTCTGACAATAACCGCATCATCATTGATCGTGGTTATTTCACTTGTGTTGCTGACCTTGATGTAAACGGCGCTGACCCTCGCACCCATGCTGAGATCATGGTTGCCAAGATTGAATCTATCTTGTCAGGCAAGGCTGATTCTGATGTTGCAAGCTATTCTGTAGCTGGTCGGAGTCTTTCAAAAATGTCTTTTCAAGACTTGATTGATGCTCGTGACTACTACAAGCGAGAAGTTCAAAAAGAAGCTGTTTCCGAGCGAATTCGCAAAGGTCAAGCGACTGGCTCAACAATTCAAATTCGGTTTGGGGGTAATTGATGGGTATTCTTGACATTTTCTCCAGCCGCAAAAAGGCTACGGCTAAACGGGCTTACGCAGGAGCCAACACAGGCCGATTGTTCAGTGACTTCATTGCATCGTCTAAGTCTGCCGACAAAGAGATTGAGTTTGCTCTAAAGACACTGCGAAACCGATGCCGTGATCTTGCTCGTAACAACGAATACGCAAAGCGTTTCATTAGCCTTGCTAAATCCAATGTGGTTGGTGATCGTGGTGTGACTTTGCAAGTCAAAGCACGAAACGACAATGGCGCTATTGATGGCATTGGCAATGGCTCTATTGAGTCTGCTTGGGCCAAGTGGGGTCGCAAGGGAACTTGTACTGTTGATGGTCGCTTGTCTTGGGTTGACGCACAACGCTTCTGGGTTGAGTCCTTGGTTCGTGATGGCGAAGTCCTTGTTCGCAAGGTGAAGTATCCAAACGAGTTTGGTTATGCCTTGGAGTTCTTAGAGCCTGACTTGCTGGACGAGAACTACAACGATGATTTGTCTAATGGCAACATCATTCGTATGAGCGTGGAACTTGACCCGTTCCGTAGACCAGTTGCCTACCATGTTCTTACTCGTCACCCCGGTGATGTAAGTCAGTCTATGGCGATTGCTGGCCCTCGGGTTCGTATCCCTGCCGACAGGATTATTCACTGCTACCTGATGGAAAGAGCGCAACAGACTCGTGGTGTGCCGTGGATGGCCCCTGCTATCTCTAGCTTGAAGATGCTTGCTGGCTACCGAGAGGCTGAGTTGGTTGCGGCTCGTGCTGGCGCTTCTAAGATGGGCTTCTTCACATCGCCTCAAGGTGATGGTTTTGTTCCTGATGACACAGACAACAATGTGCCGATCATGGAAGCTGATCCCGGCACTTTCCACCAGTTACCCGCTGGCGTTGACTTCAAAGCCTTTGACCCAAGCCATCCAACCAGTGCTTTTGCTGACTTTGAGAAGGCTGTGTTGCGCGGCATCTCCTCTGGTCTTGGCGTGTCTTATGTATCGCTTGCTAACGACTTGGAGGGCGTTTCTTACTCCTCTATTCGTCAAGGCACGATTGAAGACCGTGACCAGTGGAAAGTCGTTCAAGATATGCTGGTTCAGCACTTTGTAGAGCCTGTCTACCGCGATTTCCTGATGAACATCATGGAAAACCGGTTTATTCAGATTCCACCAAGCCGCTTTGATAAGTTTGCTGACTCTACTGTGTATCGCGCTCGTGGCTTCCAGTGGGTTGACCCGCTGAAGGAAATGAACGCCGCTGTGGTTGGCCTGAATAACGGCATTTTGTCTATGCAAGATGTTGCTAACCAGTATGGCCGAGACATTGAAGAAACATTTGACCAGATCAAGGCCGAGAAAGAACTTGCCCAAACATTTGGTATCAACTTGGCTTTCCAGCCATTCGGTGTAAAAGCCCCAGCACCAGCGGAGGTGAGCGATGCCAGTCCCGAATGAAGCGATGAAATCAGAGGCCCAGCGTGGCCTTGATTGGCGTGACGAGTTTGGTCGTGGTGGTACTGAAGTTGGTATTGCACGAGCCAGAGACATTGTTAACGGGCGTGACCTTTCTGACGACACGATTGGCAGAATGGTGAGCTTCTTTGCTCGGCACGAAGTTGACAAAGAGGCAGAGGGTTTCCGTCCCGGTGAGGATGGTTATCCCTCTAATGGTCGGATTGCTTGGGCTTTATGGGGTGGAGACCCCGGCAAGGCTTGGGCAGATCGTGAATATGCGAAAATTCAAGAAGACCGATCAAATACTACTCAAGTTTCAAATGACTTGATAGAATCTGCAAAACCTGAAGGAACGGTTATGACTGATGAAGAACGCGCAATGGTAAGCATTTCGGTACACGTTGATACCGAAGATGTTGCCGAAATCATTGAAGCTCAAACAGAAGAAATGGTGGCTGAATCTCAAATCGCTCTGGAAAACAGTGCGTCTGAGGAAATCGCCGTTGATGTGGCTGACGAGCGTAAGGCTGGCGAGCGATTGACTCGTGCCGATGCAATGGAAGCCGTGGTTGAAGATGACCGCCGTGTTCGCATGGCTATCTCCTCTGAACTGCCTGTTGGTCGTTCTTATGGTGATGAAGTCCTTGACCATAACCCTGAATCTATTGACCTTGAGTTCTTGAACTCTGGTCGTGCGCCTTTGTTGCTGGATCACGATCCAGAAAAGCAAATTGGCGTTATCGAATCTGTATCCCTCGATAGCTCGGCCCGTAAGTTACGGGCGACAGTGCGTTTCGGTAAGAGCGCATTGGCCTCAGAGGTGTACGGAGATGTCGCTGACAACATCCGTGGCAATGTCTCTATCGGTTACTCGATCACCAAAATGGCGAAAGATACCGATGGCAAGACTTATCGCGCTGTCTCTTGGCGACCTGTTGAGGTGTCTATCGTTTCGATTCCTGCTGACCCGTCCGTTGGCATTGGTCGTGCGCTTGATACTGAAGCAACCTCTGAAGCTGTGGTTGAAGAACCGCAAATTACCGAAACCCCTGTGGAAGCGCAAACTCAAGTCGCTGAAGCAGAACGAAAGGAAACTATCATGGAAAACTCCGCAACTGTGGCAGTCGAAAGCCGCGCTTTTGACAAGCCTATCCAAGCTGAAGTCGGTCTGACTCAAAAAGAAGTCCGTCAGTTCAGCTTCTTGAAAGCCATCAATGCTATGGCTAACCCTCAAGACAAACGCGCATGGGATGCTGCCGCTTTCGAGCGTGAAGTGTCTGAAGCCGCCATCAAGACCTATGGTCGTGCCGCACAAGGTATCTTTGTTCCTAACGAAGTGATCTTTGGCAAGCGTGACCTGACTGTCGGCACTAACAGTGCTGGTGGCTTCTCTGTCGCTACTGAGTTGATGGCTGACTCGTTTATCGAGATGCTGCGTAATCGCTCTGTGGTGCAACGTGCTGGCGCTACCGTGATGAACGGCTTGGTGGGCAACGTGGCTATTCCTAAGCAATCTGCTGGCGCTACCGCTTACTGGGTTGCTGAGTCTGGCGCTCCTACTGAGAGCCAACAGACTATGGCTCAAGTCACAATGTCTCCTAAGACAGTTGGCGCTTACACCGACTTCAGCCGCAAGCTGATGTTGCAAAGCTCGCTGGACATTGAGAACTTTGTGCGCCGTGACTTGGCTCAAGTTATCGCCTTGGCTATTGACAGTGCCGCTTTGTACGGTTCTGGCTCTAGCAACCAGCCTACTGGTGTGAAGAACACCTCTGGCGTGAACACCAAGGACTTTGCCGCTACCAACCCAACCTTTGCTGAATTGGTTGCAATGGAAAGCGAAATCGCCTCGGACAACGCTGACTTGGGCACAATGACCTACTTGTTCAACCCTGCACAGCGCGGCGCTTTGAAGACCACTGAGAAGTCGTCTACATCGGCTGGTCAGTTCGTGTGGGAGCAAGGCAACACTGTCAACGGCTATCGCACCGAAGTGTCTAACCAGATCACTGCTGGCGATGTGTTCTTTGGCAACTTTGCTGACCTGTTGTTGGGCTTCTGGTCTGGTCTTGACCTGACTGTTGATCCTTACAGCAACAGCACTAGCGGTACAGTGCGTGTTGTGGCCCTGCAAGATGTGGACATTGCTGTCCGCAACGCAGTGTCCTTCTGCTACGGTGACGCTGACTTGGCCTAATTAAGAGAGGGGGTTAAGTCCCCCTCTTTTTATTGACAAAAGATGCAAGTCCAATTCATCCGTAATACGATGACGAGTCAAGGAAATGCCCGTATTGGTGTTATCCTTGATTTGCCACAAAACGAAGTCAAGTGGCTAATGGCTCTTGGTCGTTGTATTCCTCATGACGCAGTTGTCGAGATTGAAGACCGTTCTGTTGGTCTTGAGACTTCTGATGCTGAACCTGTCATTCGCCGTGGGCGACCAAAGAAGGTTAAATAATGGCTGTCGAATCTGCTGCTGATCGCTTGGCAATGTTGGTTGACTTTGGTCAATCTGTGACTTATACAGTCCAGAATGGCTCACCCGTCACGATCACTGCTATTTTTGATGCTCAGTTTGTAGAAGTTGAGGCTGGTGGCACTATAGGTGTTGCTTACCAAGAGCCTCGTTTAATGTGTCGCACCGCTGATGTTGCTAGTTGCACTGAAGGCGATACATTTGTTGTTTCTGGCGTGACTTATTTATCCAGAATCGTCCAAGATGACGGTACTGGTATGACAATGATTGTCTTGGAGAAGCAATGAGCCATCTAAGACAGCTTATCCGTAGCAACATCGTTACTACAGTAACGGGTTTGTCTACAACAGCATCTCGTGTTTACCAGACTCGCATTTACCCTCTTGAGCAATCAAAGTTGCCGGGTTTGTGCGTATATACAAAGTCTGAAGAAACAGAATATGTGACTATCGGTCTTCCTCGCAGACAAGAGAGGACATTGGAAGTTGTCGTTGAGATTTACGCCTCGGCAATTTCTGGACTTGATAACACACTAGATACTATATCTGCCCAAATTGAGGAAGCGTTGGCTACCGACATTACTCGTGGTGGATATGCAAAGGACACCAAGGTAATTGCGTTTGAAGCAGACTTTGATGGAAGCGGAGAGCAACCAGTTGGTGTTGGGCGTTTAACGGTACAAGTAACTTACTCAGACCGTGAAAATGAGGTTGAATCCGCTGCTTAATGTGGCAAAATACCAATATCTCCAAAGGAGTAAAAGATGGCAAATCACACAGGTTCTGAAGGCGTTGTAAAGATTGGCGCTAACACGGTTGCGGAAGTTCGCTCGTATTCTATTAGTGAAACCGCTGACACCATTGAAGACACATCTATGGGTGATTCTGCTCGCACCTATAAGTCTGTTTTGAAGTCGTTTAGCGGCTCTATGGATGTATTCTGGGACGAGACTGACTCTGCTCAAATTGCAATGGTTGTCGGCGCACAAGTCACTTTGGCTTTGTATCCAGAAGGCGCTTCTTCTGGCGTATCTGAAAAGTATTTGACTGGCGATGTAATCATCACTGGCAAAACAATTAACGGTTCCTTTGATGGCATGGTGGAGTCTTCTATCACCTTCCAAGGTACTGGCGCATTAACACTTTCAACTCTGGCTTGAGGTAAATCATGGCAAATCACACAGGTTCTGAAGGCACTGTCCACGTTGGTACAACTGCCGTTGCTGAAATTCGTTCATATAGTATCAGCGAAACTGCTGACACTATTGAAGACACCACAATGGGCGATGCTGCTCGCAGCTATAAATCTTCTTTGAAGACCTTTAGTGGCTCAATAGATGTTTTCTGGGACGAGGCTGACACAAGTGGTCAAGGCGCTTTGACTGTTGGTTCGTCTGTGACAATTAAGTTTTATCCAGAAGGTTCTACCACTGGTGACACTTATTTGTACGGCTCTGCAATCGTTACTGGCAAGACAGTCAATGGTTCCTACGATGGCATGGTTGAATCCTCGATCACC